TCCGAGAGTAAATATAAAGTACTTCTTTCTATATCTAATATGTTTTGACGTGAATCATAATATTCTAATAGATCCATTCGTTTGACTCGCGCTGTATTAATGATGGTTAAATATTCATTGTCAGAATTAAAAGTTCCATCATCACTAGAAAATGAAGTCGTCTTAATAGGAATACCACATTTTCTTCCAAACTCTCGATAGTCATCGGGTCCCATCATTTTTTCTTTAGTAATCCCTAATTTTCTAAATGCAAAAGAATGTAGCGTTCTAAAATTTTCTAAATCATTATCTATATCTAATCCAAACTTTTCTGCAGCTCGAGTCGCAGCTTCGTTAGCAGCTTTTCTAGTGAAAGAAAAATATCCAATTTGTTTGGGTCTTATGCCTTGTTTAATAAACTCATCAACTAAGTTTAATAAAGTTGTAGTTTTCCCCGTACCGGGTGGACCTAAGATAATAGTTTTCATTAAAAATCATCTTCCTGATATTTAACTTTAGAAATACTAGCATCAATTTTTTTCATTGCTTTTATTTTAATGAGTCTGGGTTGCTGATTTTTTACTCGGATTCTTTCTTCTTCTACAAAAATATCATCTAGTCTTTTTAATAAGTTTCCTGTTTTAATTTTATCTATTTCCCAATGATTTCTTTTACAAAAATTATAAAAGTCTTCCATTCTAAAATAAGTAAATTCTCTTTTGTCATCGGTGTAAGGAAGTTTATTGAAAATATCATCTAACTTTCTTGCTGATTGTCTATTCGTAGTCCAGTCCTGTAATAAAGAAGTTAATTCATTAATGGGATCTAAAGATTCTAAGGGTTCCACTTCTTGTAGATTTTGCATTAAAGGTTTTAAAAATAATTCTTTCCAGTCTTTAGGTTTAGGGACAGGTATAACTAAATTAGCTTGATCTAAACATGCTAATGCAAATAAAGGTGAACTATAAAGTTGTTCTGTTTTTAATTCGATCCGCGTTTCACTGACATCTAAAAACCATTGTGGTGGACTAGACGTGTACTTCGTTAAGTTGCCCAGCATCGGCATTTGTTCTTCACCATAACCAACACCGAATCGTTTTGTTCGACACAACCTGGATTGACACACCGCGTTAATGGGTGCGTCCTTACATCTATATTTATCATAACCTTTTCGGTTCACGGATTTAATTAATTGTTGAACCTCATTATTACTAAGGGGAGGATTCATATGAGTTTGATTCGCTTTTACTAACTCATCTTCCCAGGAATCGGGTTTAGCTTGTTTGTAATAAACGGCAATATTGAATAGGGCATTATTTCGAGCCCCTTCCCCAAAACCGTCCTTGGCTAATTGATTTAGACAAGGCGGTCCTAGAGGAAACGCTTCTATTATTTTCTTCTCTTCGATTTTAATTTTCTCCACCTCTTGCCTTCCGCAAGCCAAAACATCATAGAGCTTATAAAATTCCTCAAGTGTACTAGCGGAGCCATTATCGTTGAAAGCATAACGTAGTCCTTTCGTGCCATTAAAGTAGGGTAAGTTTAAAAAATTACCTGTGTCCCCACGTTCCACAAGTATTTCAGTTTGTTTAGGGAAAATTTCGCAGCCCTCGTACCCTAAAATCTTAGCTATTTTCTTTAATGTGCCTTGCATTAAAGAGGCTGGAATAAATTCTTTGGTAAATAAAAAGATGTGAGCACCGCCTGATTTAGAACGGCACACGATGAGAGGAAGTTTTAACTTCCGAATAGTCTGAACAAGAGAATGATGTTTAAGATTATAAACGTCGACGTCAATACAACCCCACTGACAATTATTATCTTCTCGAATAGGGATAATGCCCAATGCAGGAGGATTACCTGCGAGATGATCTTCCCAGAGCTTATCTGTAACGTTTTTCCTAACGATGAAAGCTTTTCCTTTAAGCTTTCCATTAGAACCCCGTTCACCTTTTTGATATTGTCCATATGCGATTGTGAGTCCACTAAATATTTTTTTGAATTTCTCCATATACAACTTTCTTCCTTCTATGTAAAGGGCCCTTTCGGGCCCCTTATAAATTTAATACGGTATTGCCGTACTAGACTTTTCTTCCACATCTGCTTTTGTTTGCACGTTGCCCTTTGAAACATTTCCTCTAAAATCTTTTGCACTTATGTACAAAGATTTATCTTTTTGTTCCAGGATTCTATCTTGTGTTACAACCCATCCAAACCAAGAACCTTTATCGTTCTTTTGTAGTGTAGATGTAAGATTGTAAACAACCCCATGCATTGGTGGAACAGCAAAACCACCTTTTCCGTCAGGCATTTGAATGAACTTCATCATTGAATTCCATTTTTTGCTGACATTTAGTTGAGTTGATTTCATTGTAATCAACGCAGGAGCATACGCTCCTGTTTTTGTCTCAACCATTACGTAGAAAGAAGCAGTTTCTTCCAAGTAGTTACCATTCGGTAATCTAATTTTAGAACCGTCTCTCTTACCTGTTTTGATTATCGGACTGCCAGGTAAATGGACAGCCACTGGCGCACCAGGACCATCTCCTCTATCTGACCATTCTGGATAATCTCTTTTGTAGTAACAAGGAATAACCTTGATACCTTTTTTACCATCGAATAAATCGTTGGTAACCGTATTATAGATCATGCCTGGTCTGGCACCTTCTATAAACTTTGCATCTCCCTGCGTTACTTGCGGGGAAAGCTGTCCCAAGATTCTGACAAAAGGTAACGCAAGATCATCTTGCGTCATATTTTCAAAACCTTTGGAGAGATCGTCACCAAACAGGGCGACTGATCCATTTTTTCTAGCTGTTATGTTTTTACCATTAGCCATTACTCATCCTCCATTATTTCCGAGTTATTTTAGTTTTGTCTTTAATCCATGTACTAAAGACATCAGAAGGCATGTCGAGCCCGGACTCGACACGCTCCTTAAATAGCGCAGTTAATGTATTCCAAGGCACATCAGATTTCTGTTGTGGCTCAAACCCATTCGCCGCCGCAAGGTCCAGCAATTGCTTCGCCTTGTTGTCTTCTCCACGACCAAAAGTTACAAAGACATTGTTTTTAATAATATCCTCCAACTTATTGTCCCGAAGCCATTTATAGCATTGTGCTCTTCTGTCGTTGTCCTTTGGAAGAGTACATCTATATTCTTTTTTAACTGACACCGCTGATCCATCAGCAAGTTTAAGTGATGTTAAACCTTGCTCTGCTAATATTTCAGGGATCACTCTTGATCCTATCTCATCAGCCTGTGCCTTTAAATCTTGTAAGTGCTTGTCTGCAGATTTAATCATGTCTTCTAAGTCTTTCAACTTTTGACATTCATCGGCTAGGTTAGTCACATCGACGTCATCTAGAAGATCTTTAGAATCTTCTACCATCATTTTTTTTACTTCATCCGTCATCTCTTTCTCCTTTCTGATATATATCGACCTCTAACGGATAGTATCGATATTCGCGTTTATCCCATTTCAACATATTAAATTGTCCGTTGGTTACATCATTCACAATTGCTGTTGAGATTCCAATTATAACGGGATCTCCTACAGCAAGAAGATAATCTTCTTTGCGAAAGTCCTGTAAATTTTTTCTCATCTTCTGCACATAAGGATGCGTAGATAAAATAGCTTGATCCCTATTGGGTAAGCATATTACAAGATAACCAAAATCAGACGCACTTAATATATTTATATTAGGCGCTGGTTGTTGAATTACATATACAAAACGCTCCATCGGATTTTCCTTATGAAACTTTAAAAAAGTTTCAAGAGAATTAGGTTTATACAACTCAAATATTTTGTTTTTCATTTCTTACTTCTTGACTTAGATATAATTATTATTATATAAGAAGTCAAGAAAAGAAAGTAGAAAAAAATGGATTATAAATTTAAGACGAAGCCTTACGAACATCAATTAATTGCCTTAGAAAAATCATGGCAAAAAGATGAATATGGCTATTTTATGGAGATGGGTACCGGAAAGTCCAAAGTACTTATTGATAATATGGCTATGCTTTATGACAAAGGTCGTATAAATGCGGCGCTCATTATAGCACCAAAAGGTGTGTATAGAAACTGGTTATCACAAGAA